TCTTTTTCCTTGAGTTCTCGGTCTTTTTCCTTGAGTTCTTGGTCTTTTTCTGTGAGTTCTCGGTCTTTTTCTGTGAGTTCTCGGTCTTTTTCCTTGAGTTCTCGGTCTTTTTCCTTGAGTTCTCGGTCTTTTTCTGTGAGTTCTCGGTCTTTTTCTGTGAGTTCTCGGTCTTTTTCCTTGAGTTCTTGGTCTTTTTCTGTGAGTTCTCGGTCTTTTTCTGTGAGTTCTCGGTCTTTTTCCTTGAGTTCTTGGTCTTTTTCCTTGAGTTCTTGGTCTTTTTCCTTGAGTTCTTGGTCTTTTATTTCAAGTTGTTCTTTCATCTGTTCTAGTTGTTGGTCTTTTGATTCAAGTTGTTCACGCAAGTGCCTATTTTCTTTTTCAAGTTTCGTGAAAGGAACAACCATGTCCCGATAAATATATCGCATTAAATCTGATTTATTGTCACCACTACATATATCACCAAATTCAGCGTCGTAGTTAGTATCAATGCCTGCTTCATCAAAGTTAGAACGTTTGTGCTCATCAAACCAAAACTTTCGTCCGGATTCAGAACTGCCCAATAGTTTAAAGAATTTTATAAATTTTGTTGGAAAAACCAAATTTTTCTCTTTGCTTGCATCTTGATGACAATATGTTTGAATATTGGCAACATGACCATTTGACAAACCATGTTTGTATTCAGTGCAATCTGATTTAAATGAAATTTCTCCAACAGGTGATGGTCCATATGATGTGTATTGAAATGTTTTGATAGCGGTAGCGGTAAATTCCATTGTTTTTAATTTGGTGCTTGTTATGTTTTATGAAATAAGCATTTCATTTTTTATTGATTTCATTCAAATCTTGAATTACTAAAAAATTGTAAGAAATGCCATAAAATACTATTAAATAAGTCATATTCTTCTTCATCTAACTCATCACTAGAAAGATTAAAAAATAAATAATAAATAATAATTGAATGAGAATGAATTGGGATTGTTATTAAAACTCTTGGCAATAATATTTAAGACTTGTACGACATAACGGACAAGGAGCAGTCTTACACGCAAGATTATCACATTCATCATCAACTTCATCATCAACTTTATCGTTACATTCACTACATAATTTAGTTGATATATTACCCCAACATACAATACATAATGGTTGATTACAACAATAGGTAGTTGTCTTTGTTAATTCTAAACATACACAACAAGTGCCATATTTTTTTTCAATATGAGTTGAAGAACCAATGATACTATCCCAAAATAATGCTGTTGTTATATCATACTCATATTGAACTTCTTTGAACTTACCAGTAAATTTATTAAATATAATACTATTCAATGATTTATTCAATTTTTCTATTATTTTTATATAATCACTTATTTTCATTTCCGGGTCACGATTATATTTAAATAAGGTTTCACAATATAACACAAAATAAGTTTGATTATCATCATCAGAATCATCCCCATTAGCAGGATAAATACTACATTTAGAACTTTTAATATGCAGATTAATACATGAATTCTTGTATACCTTTAGTGTAGCATTTATCGGTATATTGTGTATTTTTTTAATTGGAATAGATATATCATAAAGAGTTTGCGTTTTATTTTTCATTTCTATATAATTCTTCAATCCAATTGCCTGTTCTTTGTATATATTATTGTGTGATTTTATTGCATCAAAACATTTTTTCAAATTCATTGTTAGTTGTATAGTTGTCTGTTTTGTAAGAGAAATAATCCAAATCATTTTTTTATTTAATACATTTACAACATTATGGTAGGAAAGATGTTTTGGCTTAAACCGATTTAAATAAATATAATACTCGCGACAATATGGGAATTCCTTCTTTTTTTTCATACATTGTGAAAAACCATCAACGAATTATTCAAAAATTAGAGAGAAATAGGCGACCCAACAATTTCTATTTAGACTGCAATTCAATTATTTACGATGTTATTAATAATGTCGGAAATAATATTACTGAAACAACGGAATACGCGATTATTATTTCTCTCGTAATCTCGAAAATAGAAGAATACATTTTGTTTATTTCTCCAAGCGTGCAAGTCTATATTGCATTTGATGGGGTTGCTCCATTTGCGAAATTAGAACAACAACGCCAACGCAGATACAAATCATGGTATCAAAATAAAATAAATGCCCAGATTTTTAACACTGCGACCGGGACCTCGACCGGGACCACAACCACACCGATGAAAAAATGGAATACCGCGGCGATTACACCCGGTACTGAATTCATGAAGGAATTAAATGCAGCATTGCACACTCATTTTGATGGCGTGACAAATATAATTGTTTCAGGCAGCAATGAAGTAGGTGAAGGCGAGCATAAAATATTTGATTTTATTAGACAAAAAGGCGACCAAGGTTCCACGATTATCTATGGCTTAGATTCGGACCTTATCATGCTTGCATTAAATCATCTTTCAATAAATCCGCAAATCTATTTATTTAGAGAAGCCCCGCATTTTTCAATGGATAAATTGGAACCAGGCGAATCGTATGTAATGGATATTGGCGAATTGTCAAAACAGATTGTTTCTGAACTGAATGGCGGTTCAGTGGTGGATTATATTTTCATGTGTTTTTTTCTAGGGAACGATTTTATGCCGCATTTTCCGAGTTTAAACATTCGGACGGGAGGAATAGATAAAATGATGAATGCTTATAGAGAGATAACTAAAACCTCGGGTGAGCGTCCGTGTTTGACAGATGGCACTCAAATTTATTGGAAACATGTGCGGGCATTGTGTTCTTTTTTAGCAACACATGAAGAGAAGCATTTAAAAGAAGAAGTTGCCTTGCGTGATAAAAAAGAAGGAATGCATAAACGGCATGATGCGAAACTGGGATTAAAGGAAAATGCATATAAACGATTTGAATTGTTGCCCTCGCACGAGAGAGAAATGGAAAAATATATTAATCCATCGCAGCCTTATTGGCAATCTCGTTATTATGAAATATTGTTTGGGTTTAGTGGAAGTGATTCTGACAAAAAACGCGAGGTTTCGTTGAATTATTTAGAAGGATTGAAATGGAACATGAAATATTATACGAGTGGTTGTCCTGATTGGAAATGGAAATACGAGTATCATTATCCGCCATTGTTGAGTGATTTGTTAAAAGAGTTGCCTTATTTTGAAACTGTGTTGACAGTTGCCGCCGAGACGAGTCCAGTGAGTGAATTGTTTCAATTGTATTATGTCTTGCCAAAACAAAGTGCGTATTTATTGCCTTGTGAATTGAGAGAAAAAAAAGAGGAAGAAGAGGATGAATATGAATTTATTTGGTGTTTTTGCAAATATTTTTGGGAATGCCATGTTGTCATGAATTGATGCTAAAGAAATAATATATTTATAATATATGCAGTTAGGAGGAGCAAATACCGTTGTGTTGCCTGCGAACAAGAGTCACAAGATAAATGATAATGTATCATTGCCCTTATTTGGTGATGTCACTTTACATTTGCCCGATTTTTTCGTGTTAAAAACGAAAAAAGGATATAAATTGGTTCCTCCGGTAACCAAGACTGGAGCCATGACATCTAGAAGTGGAAAAAAGTCATTCAAGATTGTTAAGAATGAAAAGAATGAATTGTTTTTACACGAGCCATCTTTTCCGCAAATTCATTTAAAAGAATTTAGCAAAAAAGATAGACAAACAATAGAGAAATATTTTCACAAAATTCCTGTTCATCGTAGAACCAGGTCTAGGTCCCATAGTTCCCAGTCACGTAAAAGGTCATATGTTGTTCCAAGGTCTTCTATTTCATCTGTGACTAATCGTAGTTTTAATGATGAAACAGATACGCTTTCTCCTTCTGGAAGAAATATTTATGGTGTTAGAAAATCATATGAAGCACAAAAGGCAGATGAGAAAAGAGAGAAAACTGAAATGGCTGCGAATGACACTCGAAGAATAGCGCGTCTTGCCAGAATAGCATCAAAGAAACAGGGAAAAGGAAAAGGCAAAGGAAAAACCTCTAGAAGATATTAGGCATCGGTCTCGGAATCGGCAAAGGAAAGTTAGATATAAAATAAATATGTTTATATCTAATCTAAAAAATATATGCATGATATAATGTCCAAAAGGGTTATTAGCGAAATAGAATCACGCAAAGCGTTCATGCATTTATTGGAGCACAATACTGGTCTAATTATTTTAAAATTAGGTGCCACATGGTGTGGTCCTTGTCTAAAAATAGAAAAACCAGTGAATGATTTTTTCGCAACATCGCCGGAAGATGTCATTTGCGGAATCATTGATGTGGACGAGAGTTTTGATTTCTACGCCTTTTTAAAAGCGAAAAAAATGGTCAATGGAATTCCCGCAATGCTGTGTTATAAAAAAGGGAATGCCACTTTTATTCCGGACGACAGTCTTACAGGCAGCGATTTGACAGCATTAGATGCCTTTTTTAAAAGATGCAATAGTCATTTGTATGATGTGCGTGGCAGATTTCCAAAATCACAAGTTGTGCCGCGAGTGTCTTAAACACTACAATCCATGCAACTCTCATTTTCGGCTAGATGCCGATGTCCATCATCCAAAATAATTCTATATACTACTTTGTCTGGCAATGGATACACTGGCTGGATGTTGCGATTGTTTGTGCATTCGCGGATAAATGCATGGATTGTCATATTATTGATTGGAGGTATGTGTATTTTATCTCCTGTTGTATATGAAAGAATAAATATATCGCGTATATTTTCAAGAGGAAAGGAAGTGTGACAAGAAATCATTTTGTATAAATCCGCCAAAGATTGTTCTTTATATACAAGCATGAATTCACTGTAACCGCAGCATTTTTGCAATTCAATGATATATTGATTGTTGCCGATTTGTTTTATAAATTGTGCCAATTTATCCTGATATAAATTCGACATTTACTAATATAAATTAAAATGCTTTATATTATTGTTTCGTAAATTATGCAAAAAAGAAATATCGCATAAAATTATGAATGAAATGGATTTGACGATAGAAAATTATGATTTAGATGAGATTTTGAAATTGTTTAAAATAGAGAGAAACTTTGGTGCAGACGAGTTAAAATCCGCGAAAAAGATTGTATTGTCGACGCATCCAGACAAATCCGGGTTGCATCCCGATTATTTCCGTTTTTATTCAAATGCATACAAAATACTCTTTGGAATATGGGAATTTAAAAATAAGAGTGAAAAGACGGAAAAATTGGCGGAATCCTTTGAAATGTCCGAGAGTCAAAAAAACGCATTAGATAAAACAATAAAGGTGCAAAAGTCCGCGAAAGAATTCAATGATTGGTTCAACAAGGAATTTGACAAGGTAAATGTAACAAAGGATGAAGATGAAGCGGGATATGGTCAATGGTTGAAATCCGACGAGGGTGTTTCTCTCTCTAACAATTTGGACGAATTAGAGAGAAAAAAGAGGCAACTATCCTTGACTGTTTGTAAAAATGTGAATGAGATGTCGTGCAATGTTGGTGCATCCAATTTGACAGGCGATGCACCGGAAACATATTGCTCTGATGTATTTAGTAATTTGCAATACGAGGATTTGCAACGGGCTCACACAGAGAGTGTGATTCCAGTAACCATGGAGGACTTTGAACGCGTGAAGAAATTCAATTCCGTGGATGAATATAAGCGACATAGAAATGAAATGATGCGGGCACCAATGTTGTCAGACATTCAAGCAAATGCATATTTAAAACAAAAGACAACAATGGAAGAGGCTGTTTCTACAAATCGTGCCTATAAATTAGCAAAACAAACTGAACAAATTCGGGCAAATCAACAATTGTTTTGGGGGAATTTAATGAAATTGGAAAACTAGGCGAATATAATGTTTCTGTATAATATATGAAATCTTCAATAACAAATTACATTGTTTCATTTATCATGATTGTCTCTGCGAGTGTTTTATACAATTGGTATGAAGAAAAACAATTGAAAATGAAAGAAATGAATGATTATACTGACATTCAAAAATATTTGTTGAGCGACGAGGACATGGGCAAGGTCGGCAAACCGATTTTATGGATACATATTCCTTATGAATATAATTCTCGTAATTGGACGAGTTTTGGTTCACGCAGTTCTCTTGAATTAAACCAGCCATATTTATATTTAACAATTAAAAGTATAATTATGAAATGCGATGAATCTTTCAAGATTTGTTTGATTGACGATACTTCTTTTGCAAAATTGATTCCTGAGTGGAATATTAATCTCTTGTCTATTTCTCATCCGATTCTTACAAATGTGAGACAATTGGCCATGATGAAATTATTGCATATATATGGTGGCCTGATTTGTCCATGTTCCTTTTTATGCATGCGAAATTTGTTTGGAATGTATGAAAAAGGCACAATGCATGGGAAAATGTTTATTTGCGAAAACAATGACCGGACAATTCATTCAACAGAAACGCAATTTGCTCCGGACATTCATTTTTGCGGTGCTCCAAAAGAGAATGAAGTAGTGAAAGAATTGACGCATTTTATTCAACATATTATTTCTACGGATTCCACCGCTGAATCGCGATTTGTAGATGACATTGGTCAATGGTGTTTGCAGAAGATTCAACATGGAAAAATAGTCATGATTAATGGCTTGGAAATCGGCGTAAAATGTGAAAACAGTCGTCCGATAAAAATAGAGGAATTAATGTCGTCGAATTATTTGGATTTGTATCCTAAAACATATGGCATTTTAATTCCGGCCAGAGATATATTAATGCGAAGACAATATGAATGGTTTGCACGATTGTCTGAAAAACAAGTATTGGAGAGTGACACTATTATTGGTAAATATATATTGATTACAGTGTCTAGTGCCTCTGCTTCTGCTTCTGGTGAAAATGCTTTGAGAGAACCGATGCAACAAAAGCCTGAAAAATGGGTCGGGTTTTGGAAAACGCCGAATGTCTCTCTTTATGGACAAAAGCCGAATTTCTTGGGAGACAATGTTCTCATGGAAAAATACCCGAATTATTGATGAATCAGGGACAGTTAAAAGAAGAAATAATAAGTGATATTGTAATCGGATTTATCATATAATATTTTTGATGAATATTTGATATTGTTATGATTGCATATTTGTCTCAAAATGGTAATGAAATAATTATACGTCATTTTTCTCTCTAAATAATGTTGTTTTGATGGACTATAATGTGCTTTGCACGTTTCAATAAATTGCGGGATGGTTTCATTAAACAATCCTTTTTTATAAGAGTCATTGTTAAATATATATGAATTGTCCATTTCTGACTTGATGCATGTCTCTTGAAATAATTTGATTAATACAGAATTATCAAGTGATGATTTAAACATTAGATTTTTTGTCATATATACTATTTATAATATTATTTGTAAACAATGCCAATTCAATTTCGTCTTCGTGGATGTTATGAAAAATAGTAATGTATTTGCAAATTAAAGGTATGATTTCATATTTTTCGCATTCACTAATTACTTTTGTCGTTTTAATAAACATGAAATAATTATCTAAAATGTCCATGACAGAAGCACCCTTGTCGTAAATATCGTACATGACTTTGATTGCCTCGTTTAATTTATTTTGTTTTAATAAATTCGTATATTCTTCAAAAATGATGAAACTAATGTTTGTGCATGCTTTGTTTGCCAATTCATAATTGATTTCTTCATTCATTAAACTGAATTTTTCCATGTAATTAATCAATGTTTTGATATTATTGTTTGAAATATTTAATACGAAATTTTCGGCTTCTGGTGTGATGCGAATGTCTTTGATGGTTTTAATTTTATATAATATTTTTTTCATGTTCTCTCTTTGAAATGGCGGGATTTTAATGATGATAAACCTGGATTGTAGATTTTCAATGACTTTTTGTATATTACAACAGGATGAAATAAAATGGACGTTGTGGCTGTATTTATCTATGCAATTGCGAAAGACTTGTTGGCTTTGTTCATTGATGAAATCAATGTCATCCAGAACAACAAACTTCTTTTTATGTTTGATGGATGACCCGATTTGACAAAAAGTTTTCACGTCATTTCTATAATAATTAATGCCTTGCTCCTTCAGATTATTAATATGCAGTATATTTTCATTGTAGACTTTAAAAGTGATGCCCTTGTAATATTCTCTAATGACTGCATTTAACAATGACGTTTTTCCGGAGCCTTCATTGCCGATGAACAAAATGTTTAAATTGTCCATTTCAATCAATGTATTCAAGACCTTGACAATTTCTGGATTTATTTCAAACTCTTCGATAAATTTAGGTTGAAATTTAGGAATAAATAATTCGTTATAAATTTCCATAAGTGTATTCGTATATTATTATTTAAGTATATCTCAAATAATAATATTAATGTCGGAATCTGCTGAATCATTTTATGATATTTTGGAAGTAGATGAGAATTCATCAAAAACTGATATAAAAGCGGCATATCGTAAACTTTCGCTAAAATATCATCCTGACCGCAATGGTGGAAATGAAGAATGCAAGGCCAAATTTCAGAAAATCAATGAAGCGTATGATACTTTGAGTGACGACCAAAAGAGAGAAGAATATGATGCAACGAGAAACAATCCTTTTTTCAAAATGAGTATGGGTGGTGGTGGTGGTGGTGGCGGTGCGGGAGGATTAGACGATTTATTGAATAATTTATTTAATTCTGGCATGATGGGTGGATTTGGTGGCATGGGCATGGGTGGACCAGGAGGTAACAATGCCTTTTTTGCAGATGGAGGGTTTGCAATGCATCAAATGCATCCTGGGTTTATGGGTGGCCATGGAGGCATGGGTGGTGCTCCAAATATACGGATATTTCGCACAGGAGGTCCCGTACATGGTCACAGTCCTAATGTTAGCCCATTGCAAAAACCTACCCCTATTATAAAAACAATCACAATTAACATGGAACAAGTGTTGAATGGCGGGAATATTCCAGTGGAAATTGAAAGATGGATTATTGAGAAAGAGTTGAAAGTAATTGAAACAGAAACATTATATGTGCCAATTCCACAAGGAATAGACGACAATGAAATTATTATTTTAAAAAACAAAGGGAATGTGCTGACAGAGGAATGCCGTGGAGACGTGAAATTATTTATCAAAGTAGAGAATAATACTGAATTTGAGAGACAAGGATTGGATTTGTTGATGAATAAAACGATTTCTCTCAAAGAAGCATTGTGTGGATTCTCTTTTGAATTAAAACACGTGAATGGAAAAACATATACTTTGAATAATAGTATAGGCAATATTATTCCGCCTAATTATAAAAAGGTCATTATGAATATGGGATTAACCCGAGAAGGACGCAGTGGCAATTTGATTATTCATTTTATCGTGGAATTTCCTGAAAAAATAGACGTGAGTAAATTAGAAGCATTAATCAATATTTTGTAAATATATATGAAGAAAATCTGTTTTATTACAGCAATTTATGGAAATTATGAACACTCTTGTAAAAAATATGTAACCCAAAGCATATCAACCGATTTTATTTGTTTTACAGATAATATAAATATAATTAATAATGGTTGGATTATCGACACTACTCCTTACCATTTAACCCATAAAAATAAATTGGATGATAATAGTTTTATAAATTCAAGTTGTAATAATAAACATACATTTAACATAGCAAAATATTACAAACAATCATTTAATAATATTCCTATACTGGAAAAATATGATGTTATTGTTTGGTTAGATGGAACAATTGAAATCATATATGATAAAACAAGTGAATATTTAATGAATTACATTTATGAACAAAAAATCATTGGATGGCATCATGAAATGAGATATGGGGTTTTACAAAATGAAGTTGCAGCCTCTCATTTTTATAGATATACTAGCACTTTTTGGAATGGTCAATCACAGCCATATCAAGACATTGACAACCAATATAAATGTTATTTAAATGATGGTTATAATGATTTATTTTTTAAAAGGATAAATTCACATACTCCCCATTTAGGAGTATGGATTACATGTTTTGTTGCTTTTCTAAAAAATGATGAGAATGTTAAACAATTTTTAGATTTATGGTATTTACAAACTTTAAAACATACAACACAAGACCAAATTGGATTTCCGTATGTTTGTCAAAAAACGAATATTATACCATATACATTGCCAAATAGAAATATAACGGGTGATTGTCCACATGATAATACGATGTTTTATATAAAACATCAACACGGGTGTTAATACAAAGTTTTATATATTAATTTGTTTCATTAATATATAATGGCAGGTCGTCCAAGAATTGTTCGCAGCATTCAATCTTACATCAATCATATTGACGCTCACACTTTTTCTGGTCCCATGAAAATGGGCACGAGTCCAAGTATAGGTGTAACACGGAACTTTTGGCATAATTATCAGACCGAGTGCAATCAAAAAGCGGGTGCAGTGAAAAAGAGTTATAAACAAATGGTTTTTCTCAATATTAATCCAGCACAAACGGCGGTTTCTGCTGGATTTCGTCCATCGACAAAGGGCGGAAGTGTGACATATCCAGGTGCTCCAAGCTATTACGCTGTGCCATAATTTATGATATCTTTCTCGTGGGAATTCCAGAACACACAATGTAAATGGAATTTTCTGTAATGATAATGTATTCGGTTGTGCTTTTATAGAATTTAGCAATACTACTAGTGTATTCTTCTTCGGATTTAACAAGCAATTTTTCATTGTTGTCCTTGACTCCGATTAAGGCCTTTTTCTCAAGTGATGCAGACCAATAATCAAATAGAATTGGCTTATCTTCTACAATAGACAATTTGGCGGCGTGTTTCATGGTTACATCTGTCGGCAATCTATAAGTAGAAGCTGACGCGGACGCGGAATCTTTTACATCTGACATTTATATTATTCAAATTTATAGTCTTTAAATACTTTTTAATAAAAAGAAATAGTAATGGGAATGATTTATGAATCAACCATCACAGAAAATGACAAAACAGTGCATGAAAAATATGTCTCTATTGTGATGGAGTATTTGACCAACATTTGTTATAAAAAACTGTCGCCTTTTATTATTATTAGAGGACTTGACACAATTACTCATGTTTTTATCATGTTATTGTATTATACTCAACATTTAGAAACGACCTATTTATACACTCAAAAAGGGTTGTATTTATATATAGAATTTATAGAACAAATTGCATTTGATGCCAACTCTTTTTTACAGTTGAATTCAAAAGACGCGGTTATTTATGTCTATAAAAAAACATTGTATGAAATGAAACCTGTGCATTGCAAAAAGAATGAGAATGTAGAGAGACATAAAAAAATTTGTTTATTTATTGACCAGTGCAAAATGGTCGTGACTGTGACTATTCAAAAGGATGGTCTTGGTCCTGACGTGGACCTTGAAAAGGTGCGGGATTCTTTGGCCTTGGCTCTTCCTAAAGGTCAACTGTAATGATTTTTCTGCGAATCTTTTTCTTTTTTACTACTTTCACTTCATCTGCAGCAGTCTTCATATTTTTTTGGCAGATTTGTTTGTATTCATTGTTCAAGAGGGTTTTAACATATTCGTAAATCACCATGACAACAGGCTCGTCGCATTTTCCGACAATTAATACACTTCCAGTGCGAAATATCATAAAAGACACCTGCTTGACATTTTTGTATAATGTTTTATTTTCATCCGAAATCTGGCAACCTGTTTGATGAGTTACATCTGGATTGTAATAAAATTTGGATTGAATGCCTGGATACGAACAAGCATCATAAATAGACTGAATGTTGTATTTGTATTTTAAAATGTCATGAAGAACCTCTCTATTAATAAAGAATCCGCAATTGAAATTGGAGTTGATTAATACTGTTTCTGTGGCATTTTCATTGTATTCTAATTTTTCGGTGATGTATGGCTGCAACAAGAATTTGACGTATTCTAATATTTTTTTAAACATGTAGTCTGATTGTATTCCAGGAATTTCCAATTTTCCAGTATTAAAGACTTTTACATGAAATTCGCGAAAGACATCATGAATCTTTAATCGCAAAATCAGGACAAAACAGTTGTAGAATGCACTCTTCTTCTTTGAACGATAACTCATAATATCCTTTTTGCAGATGCCGATGCTTACCTTTCTAATATCCTTGAATTTGATTCGCCCAGTTGGATTGTTGATGCTTGTAATAACATTTTCTTCATAACATGTTATGCCTTGCAACCGTGTTTGAATATCATTTAATTCTTCTATTGTAAAAGAATTAAATTTAATTTGTTTTTTAATTACGCCATCTTGTGGAGTTGAATATGGCATAACAGCAATATCCCAAAAGATGGGATTTAGGTTGATTTTACTATTTAAAAACGCGATTTTTGTTTTGGTTGATATATAAATCTCGTTGGATTTTGGCGTATCTGTATGAAATTCAAACTGTAAATTGGCCGACGATATTTCAATATCATTTTCTTCTTCTTCGGATTCGGAATCTTCGCAATCAGAAGAATTTTCGTGATTGATGAATTTTGCCCATTCGTCATTGAGGTCTGATGCTGCAGAGGCGGTTTCTTTAATAGAGTTCATCTTATTTATTTATTGTTATATCTTTAAATTGTATTAAAGAGAATCAATTTTTTATTTTGTCTATTTGTTTGTTTGTTTGTTTGTCGCAATAAAAAAAATGAAATGAGATTTCTCTCTTATATTCCAAAGTATACATACATATACAATGAACTTTAGTTTTATCCTCGTTTCGTCGTCGTCCTTTTACAAGGTCAAATCGGTGTTTGACCAATGGGTTTGTGTTAAATTTGATGTTATAAAAGAAAGGATTGATTCGTATTACGCGTACATGTTAGTTGCGTCCGCGACATACGAGGATATTAAAGTGATTATTTCAGGACTCTATTGTCACGAAGAAGGATTTGCTGATTTTATAAGAGAAAGTGGACTGCTTCAAGATGAAGAGATTGTTGCTAAACTGGAAAAGTATTTCCATCATTTTAATACAAATGCATATTTTGAACAGTATTTAGAAGACATCTCTGCCGCAGAATGGATAGAATTGTCTAGTGAACAAAAATTGTTAGAATTTATTATGCTTGAAATGTGTGCGTTAGAAATGTTTGTGAGTATTGACACGCCGACAGTGTTGAAATAGAGTGTTTGTTGAATTGTTTGGATTTTGGTTGCTTGTTGGATTTTTTGCGGAAAAAAAGGGTGTTTGTGTTTTTTTTGTTTTTTACACCCAAAGACCCAAGGCTTGCGATATTATGCACCAAGCGCAGTGCTTATAATTTCCCGACTTTTTGCCCTTTTTTAACCACCGATTTATAAAATCTTAACTAATTGCTTAGTGCTAATCTATCAACTACTTAAATTAATATTCGCTTTCCATTTGATTGAAATAGTTGGATACGCGAAATTCTTCGTCATCTTGTTCTTCTTGGTGGTGGTGGGCTTGTTCTTCATCTTGTTCTTGGGCTTGTTCTTCTTCTTCATCTTGCATATTCTCTGCTTCAACCAGTGATTCAAGTAGAGAATATCCAAGAAGCTCATTGTTGAAATTGGCAGACTGAGCCACGTATTGCTGGTAGGAATCCATGATTTCTTCTTCATCCTCGGTGTATTCTTCGTCGTCGTTGTCCCAAGCCGGTGGGATATTTTCTTGTTCTTCATCTTCTTCATCTTCTTCATCTTCTTCATCTTCTTCATCTT